TTCTGCTGTTTCAGTTAAGCTTTCGCGTGGTTTGGAAGAGGTTCGTGGAAAGATTGCTGATCTGGAAGCTCTCTCCAATGCTGGTGAGTCCGTTGACTTTTCGGCGGTAAACGCCGCGCTTGCTGCGGTTTCGGATCAAGCTCAGGCTTTGGATAGCATTGTGCCGGATGCCGTTGCGGAAGTTGTTGCGGAAGACGTTCCGGTAGAGGTTGTTGCGGAAGACGTTGTAGCAGAAGAGGTTCCGACAGAAAATGTCTAGGGTTATCGAAAACGATCATCCTTGGACTGAGGACGAAATTGCTTATCAGCTAACTCGCGGTCGCGTAAAGGAAGTTGAGCTAAATAAGAAGAAATTTCCTCCTGGTTCGGAAGTTGTTGAGCCAGAAGATGATTCGCACGTTCTTGAGTTGAGTCAAAAAGTCTATGAATTTGTAAGTTCTCGCACTTTGCCTCAGCTTAAGGCCGAATTGAAAAAGGCTCACATTTCTGTTGATTTCAGTGACGAGGCTGAAATGAGATTTGCACTGGCAGAATACCTTCAGGAACAGGAAGATGCAGCCAACAGTTGAGCAAGTTTCTCTAGTTCAATCGCTTTTGCCCACGGCAGCGGTTGAATATGGTTGGACTTTTTCCAAAATTGAAGACTACATGGTCGATTTGGAATTGAGTCCAACGGAAGCTGTTCGATATTTTTGGCTCCAAAGAGTAAATGAGACAAGCGAATACCTGGACATTAATGGTAAACCGCTGACCCAAATTCATGCTCAAGCAAAAACAATGCTTGAGTACTGGGATAATGTTCTAAAGGTAAATGGATTAGATGCAAAGGGTCCAGGTAGTAAGCGGCCCATGACATTTGGAAGCATTGAGCGGGTAGGCAGATTTAGGAGAAGATATGACACTTAGCGTAAGTGTCGCGAAATATCTTCCGGCACTGCGGAAGGTGACTCAAATTGCGATTAATGTTGATCCGCGAACGATTGTTCTCACGCCTCACGTCAAAGTTGACAAAGGTTCTGGACTGTACGATTTTGAAGCCCAAACCCCAAGGGCTGCTCAGACTTTCATGGTCGAGCCGGTTGAATCAACTCTTTCAGGTATCACTTCAACGAGCGGCGGTGTGGTTGCTTCTGAAGGTGCCCAAGTACATCAATGGTCATACTACTTAATTGGCCGTTACGATGCTGAAATGGAAATTGGCGATACCTGGGTGGATGGAGAAACCACCTATCGAATTGTTGCCATTCAGCCAAAAAATGACTACGAAAAGCGTGCTATTGTAACAGGTTTCGGAAAAGACCCGAATTATGGCAGCTAAAATTCAAATGTCATGGCAAAATGACGAAAAAATCGCCGGTCTGATAAAGGAAACTGACCAGCGGGTAAAACGCATTATCACAGGTCAGTTTATGTATCACGCTGACTTGGCAACGGCTCACGCAAAAGTAAATGCGCCGTGGCAAGATCAGACCGGAAACGCAAGGGCTGGTTTGCATTCCGGCGTGAATATCGGCATGACTCAAGAGTTTTGGGAACTTTACCTAGCACATAGCGTGTTTTACGGTATTTACTTAGAAACTCGTTGGTCTGGTAAGTACCAAATCATTTCTCCCACAATCGTTTTCATTGGAAAACTCATTATTAATCGAATGTCGAGCGTTTTTGATAAGATCGGCATGGGTGGTTACGATGAGTAGAGCAGCGGTCTTTGATGCGATTGTTTCAGATGAAGACCTGAATATCATTGGTATCAATGAGAATTCAGTCTTTCATAACTTTTCTCTAGAAGAACGGCCCATTGCTAGCGGTCCTTTTGCCATTCTTCGATGGGGTGAAATTGATCGACCTCCGTTTATTGGCGTGAATCCCCCTATGCGCCTTACGATTTGGTTTCACTGGCCGTCTGAAGAGACAAATGATTTTTCCAAACTCGACAATGCCATTGACATTTGTGATAATCTCCTTAGTGGCCTGGGCGGGGAGTCTGGAATTGATGGCTACACGGTAACATGCGTTAGGCCAACTGGACGTTCTGGTGATCTGAAAGACGATGGCTTTCAAACGATTACAAAGAATGCTAGCTATGAAGTTTTGTTTAGAAAAACGTAAAGGAATAGAAAATGTCAGAAATTGAAACATCTTTTTTCGATACATCTTTGGATGATAAGGTAGAAGAAACCAACGAGTTTGCTGCAAATGAGCAGGTCACTGTTGAAACAGTAAGTGCCCCAATGAATTTGGTTCCACCGGACCCAAATGCTACCGGGCCTTGGGTTGAATATACAGGAATTGCTACGGTTCGCATTTTGTGTGATGTTGACTGGCGCACTCTTGGGATTAATTCTGACCTTTATTGCGAATGGAATTATCTTAATAAGATGCGTCTTCCCAAGAGTATGTTCAGTGATGAACAGCTAAACTATCTCCTTAATCAGGATGGTAGATTCCAGCTTGTAGATGATGAAATCCAAAGCGAGACAACGGAATAATGTCTATTGCGCCCACGGTAATTCAGCTTCGTTGCAGAAGCAAATTGCAAGGAATTATCAAAGAGTACCCAAATGGGAAAAGGCTTCTTGAAGTTCGATGCAAGGATAAGTGGTGCGCTGAAAGAGGCGCGGGAGTTGTTGTCCTGCACTACTTTAACGTCGAATCAGGCGAGTTAGACCATACAAAGAAATACCGTGACCCAAAACGTCCGGTTCGACCGAAAGGTTCAAATTAAATGACTACTCTCCCTACCGCACTTCCGTTTGGTATGCGGGATTGCAAGATTTATCCCTACACTGATGCTGCTGGAACTACCCTTGCCACAACGGGTTACGATCTTCCTTACGCTCAGACCTTCAGTTTTGCTGATACTGAGGATTTCACCGATTTGCGTGGCGACGATGATTTGGTTGCAACGCATGGTGCTGGCGCACAGGTTAAGTGGACTCTTGAGGCTGGCGGTATTTCGCTTCAGGCTTGGGCAATCTTTACCGGCGGTGCAATTGTAGAAGCTGGAACCACTCCGAATCGTACTGTGACACTTCGTAAGTGCAGTGATGATTCGCGTCCCTACTTCCGAATCGACGGTCAGATTATGTCTGATTCTGGTGGTGACGTTACCGCAACTGTTTATCGTGCAAAGTGCAACGGTGACATTAGTGGTCAGTTTGGTGATGGAAAGTTCTTTGTTTCCAGTGCAAATGGTATTGGTCTTCCGCTTCCCGGCACTAAAATTCTTTACGATATTGTTCAGAATGAGACTGCTGTTTCTTTGACCACTACGCCTAGTGCAAATCCGACCACCTAATTTTTTCAACCAAAAAATCATTCCGAAAGAGGAAAGTTTAAATGTCCTATCCGAATTTTGTACCGCCTGAGAACAGCCAGACGAATCCTGTTGGGACACAGGAGTTTTCAGGCGGTATGCCAGTACCTAACTCATTGCTGGCTAAGGCTTCTGAGCAAATGCACGAATCCGCTTTGCGCGACGAACATTTGGCATTTCCTCAAGATCAGTTCAAAACTGTTGTCTCCCAAGCTGTTTCTGACATGTTTGAACTTAAACCGAATTGGAAGCCAAAGAGCAAGCGGGTAAGGTTCGTTGTTAACTGCCCAAGTGGGCAAAAAGTTCTTGTAAAGCATTTGAACACAATGGATTTGCTTGAGGCAAATCTCATTGAGGACTTGGACTTTTTCACTAAAAGACTCTTTCCATCTAACATTGATGCGTCAGGAAATCCGGTTCAAGAAGAAGACGACGGTGGATCAATTTGGAAAGTTCTCGCTGATCTTGAAAAGCGTTGCAAGTTCATTGATCTTCTAAATCGCTTGCTAGAGATAGCAGTTGAACGTCCACGGATCATTAATGATGGTGTTCAAATTGCGACCAGGAATGATGGAACTAAGTTTTTGATTACTGGTTCTGAAATGTCGCCGCAAGATTACGTTAAGGTTTTTGGTCATCCTTTGCCTGAGCTAAAGGAAAACGAAACCTATGCCAGCGCAGTCGATTTCACTGACAAAATGATGATTTTTGGTGAGTTGAATAAGCCATTGTCGGTGATTCAGCCCTTTCGCGAAGAATCGCTTACTGGCTTGGCAAGCGTGGAATCAGGCCAAAGCACTGGGATTGCGCCCTAGCGAATTATACGGTATCACTTGGCCTTTGGCGGCATTCTACTTAGATAGAGGGTTGTACTGGTGGGCTAATTTTGTTGAGGGAAAAATGAACGAAGCGGAAACAACAGTGCGAAATCAGATGAAGAATCAAAAGGGCACTGAAATGTTCGTTCACTCAGCAAAATTGGCTGCATACAATAAACTAATGGGAATTTCACCCGTTTCTGCGTATCGTCAACCTGGAATAATCAAGTCAAAGGCGAAAAGCCCTGTGCCACAAGCGAAAAAAGCTAGTGGCGAAGGAAAAGTTGATCTTTCAATTTTCAATAGCGGGTGATTCTTAATGTCTGACATTAGCGTTGGTACTGCCAGGGGCGTTGTTCGTATTGAATACGAATCCCGCGGTGCTGCAAGGGTTTCCCAAGAATTTGAAAAGATCAGGTCGCAAACCGAAAGCACTGCAACATCTTTCGCAACCTGGGCCAATAAGATTGGAATGGGTAGCGCAGAGCTATCCCGCGTCAATCAAATTCAACGCGCAGTTGCAGAAGCTCAAAAGACGGCGAATTACTTTGCGCTGCAACAGGATAACTTGACTCGCTCTGGAACTGCTTCAATGATGGAGCGGCTGCGAGCGATCAAATTATCAAATACAGCGCAGCAATCTCTCATTGATATAACTAAGATTGCCAACGAGGCAAACCGCAGATTGCCAATGGAAATGGCGAGGGCGGGAAGCCTTTCTGCAAAAGCTTTCAGCGAAGAGTTTGAGCGTGGTGCTGTTGCCGGAATGCAGACTAGCTCAAAATCCGGCGGTGGTCTTGGCTCAGCAATGGGCAGCATTTTGGCAATGGGTTTGAAATCTACTGTGGCAGTTGCTGCTTCAGCCGCAGTTGCTGGTTTGGCCGGAATTGGCTCAATGCTTGCTGGCGGGTTTGGCCGTCTTCAGGGTATTGATACTGCAACTTATAAGCTAAAAGCATTAAAGCTTGAAGCTGGCGAAGTTCAAGCAGTTATGAAAGATACCTTGAAAGCTGTTGAGGGAACGCAGTATTCGCTAGATCAAGCCGTAAATGTTGCAGCTGGTGCTGTTCAGGCCGGAATTAAACCCGGTGAAGGTTTGGTAGCATATTTGAAAGACATTCAAGGTCTTGCTGCTGTAACTGGCATGGAACTTGATTATGTCGGACGAATGATGAATCGTGTTCAAACAATGGGAGTTAAAGGCGAAGACCTTTCCCAACTTGAATACGTCGGTGTAAATATTATGCCAATGTTGGCTAAGGAATATGGCAAATCTGAAGCCGCATTGCGTAAAATGCGCGAAAACGGTGAGATTGATGCGGCTCACTTTAATGCGGCTATTCGCAACAACTTTGGTGAAGCTGCCGACATTATGGGTAATAGCATCACCGGCTCAATTGCAAATATGCGTACTGCATTTAAACGTCTTGGTGCAAATATTCTTGCTCCCTTGTTTACCCCTATTGGAGATAAACCGGCTGCAATTGTCAGTGTTATCAAGGGAATTCAAAACACTCTTTCTGATTTAGCAAACTGGTTCAAAGAGCACCAAAAAGGTTTGATTGATTTTTGGAGTTTGCTAGGCGTGGCTGTAATTGGTGCTGGATTTGTAATTGTCAACGGCGTTGGCGTTATTTTGGGAATGGTAGGGACTCTATCTAAGGGTGTTTCTGCTCTAACACGCGCTATCGCTTGGGTTTTCGACACTTTTAGCGGTGATGGTATTGCTGCAAATTTGCGAGAACTCGCAGATGTAATGAGTGAATTCGGAAATGACACTTATGGCGCAACTGGAAAACTTTTTGGTCTGAATGGCGCTTTGGTTGATGGATGGGGCAACCTAGTTCAGCTCAATAAAGAGGCAAAACATGCCGTTGATAATGCCAATGATTTGGTTGATGCTTCAGAAGATGGTGCGCCCAAACTCATTACACTTACGGATGCCCTTGGGAAGCTTGGCATTACGAGTGAAGATGCACGAAAAGCTATTGAAGGGTCTGATGAGGAATGGGAAAAATTCCTTAAAACTTTAAGCGAAAAGAGCAACATACCAAAGGCTTTGCTTGATGTTCTGAAAAATCTCCGTTACAGTTTTGAAAACGGTGGTCGCGCTGCACAAAGTTATGCGAAAGCCCTTGAAGGACTTGGTGATTCATCAACTGACGCAGCTACCAAAGCAAACAACCTCATCAAAGCTTTGCAAGACATTAATCGTCTTCCCGGCGAAGGCGAAGATGCGCTTGCAAACTTCAATGAAGCTATTGATGAGGCCAC